GCTGAAGAGCGGTTCTTGATGAGGGTCATGTGGAGGCTCCAGTCCTTCGCCTACGGACGGTATTCCTTCGAGGATCAGTTCTGTATCCTCAGTGTCTGTTTCAAGACGACACCATGCTTGACCAAGACCGGACAGCAACCGGTCCATGGTGACATGGCGCATCGTAGCATCAAAAAGATCCCGAGGATCATCCCCATCCGGCTCGATGGACCTTTGAAGGATAGAGGCGGCTACTCTCCCGAGCTGGTCCTTGTAGTCAAGGTACTTACGCTTGACCTCGGGTTTGGGGATCTGCGCGTAGAGAGCAGCCCTCATAATCTTTGTGTTGGCGTAGAAGAGGTTGAACCACTTCTGAGGCGCGTCCATCGCATCGCGCTCGTCAACATACCGGCGTACGACCTTACGACCACGCTCATGGAACTTCTTTAGCTCTTGTTCGGCATAGTTTATCTCTGTCCGCCACAGCTCGGCGGGCGGCATCTTGTTCGGGTCGACGATTGTGGGGGACCCACTGGAGGACATGCCGTCGAGACTCACATGATTCTCCTGTTACCGAGTTGTGCTTCTCGGTCTTCATGCAAGCCTTCAAGATGGAAGGCGTAGTTCAAGCCCTGCATTACTTCATCGGGCACAGCTTGCTTAGAACCGATCTGTTTCTTGTACTTCTGGTGTGCAACTACACACATGTAACCGAACGCGTCCGCGTAGTCACTGCACCAGTCGTGGAGGGGGACGTCACTGAAGTTCAGGTTCTTGTCGTCCCAGACGCGACGATACCCCTTCAATGCCTCGAGAAGATCCTCGGTAGAGAGCTCGTCAAATGCAATGAGCGGGAACAGCTTGCGCGTAGCCGCGATCCTATCGCGGACCTTATGTGCAGGCACAAGCTCAGGTCGGATTCCTTCCTTAATGAACTGCTCCACCAGACTTCTTCCAGTCTGCAGGTTCTTCGCTCTGGCATCGTGGGGCAGCCAGACGCTCCCAAGCTCTCCGGAGAATGAATGAAGCTTCTCGATGTGGTAGAAGATGTCTTTACCCTGTGTTGCCTCAACATGGACAATTCGTACAGGCGATTTTCCAACCTGGTAAGCAGCTTCCTGCCAGAAGATGCATACGGTAGCATCAGTGAAGCCAAGGTCAAACACCACGTGGGTGGACAGGCTTGGGTCAAAGAGGCTTTTCTGGATACGCTTCGACAAGAAGACTTCATTGACTTCATCCGCGTAGATGGCGCCCTTCAGGGCCGAGTCAAACGAGCAGAGGTATTCCTGGGCGAACTCCTCTGGGTCCATGTCCTTACGCAGGTCCGCGAGCTCACGAGGGGGAATTATCCCGGACGTGTCGGCACGCAGTTCTAGATTGAACCAAGTAGGATCGTTACGGGCGTCTTTGACGATGTCGTGAAAGAGGTTCTTCCCTCTCGGTGTAGACGCAAACACGAACCACCCATTACGGTCCGATAGTGTCGGCCGTATGACCTGTGGGAAGACGGATGGCCTAAACAGCGCGTACTCGTCACCAACGCCTCCATCCAGGTACATCCCCCGGAGTGAATCAGCGTTGTCTGCGCCAAGGACATATAGCGTTCGGTCTCCATGCAGAGTCACCTTCAACTCGGCCTCCTGCGGGGGCCTTGACATGTATGGCTCTGCGTAGTCTTTCAGGTAGGTCCATGCGACGCGCTTCGCCTGCGAGTACGTGGGGCCAATGTACGCCAGTTGTGGCTTATACAGCTCGCATTCGAGGGCACCGAAGACCAGGTCGTTTACTAGAGCGACGGTCTTCCCTGCTCGACGATGTGTGTTGAGCGCTCCCCACCGTTGCGTACGGTTATGGAAGGGAACGAACTGCTCCCTTGGAACGTACTTCAGAGCCATGTGGCTCTTACCTTTCCCAACATGGGGTCCCCATCTGCCGAGGGACCTCCAACTACCAGCTAACTACTTCTTCTTGTCGTCCTTCGGAGGTGCCGGCGCATGTACTGCCGTGGTCGGCGTCACCGGTACTTCCTTCTTCGTTTCCGCCTTCGTTTCCTTCGCGTTGGGCATCGTGGCCACGCGCGAAGCGAGAATCGAGAGGTACTGCCTCATGACGGGGAGCTGTGCCTGCAGGTAGCTCAGCTCCATCACTGTCACTCGAGCAGCTTTCTCCGAGTTGAGGAACTCCGCGAGTTTATTGGTACGGTCCTCGAGGTTTGAGTACTCGTCAAGCAACCGATCCTGGTATGTTTCCATTCAATTCTCCCGGACTTGCACGTCCACGACCTCATTGTCGCCATCGCGCTTGTAACTGAGTCGTGCGCCCGTGAGCCAGGGCACGTCGATGATCACACCCATGCCACCTTTCGGATCGTTGGCAGGGGGGAGGAGCTTGCTGATCGCCTGCACGAAGACCCGCGCGTTCTGGTCGGACTTACTGGCGAAGTCTACG